AAAAACAATTAATGCAGCCAATACTTTAGGACTTCCAGAAGTTATTGTTGAAGGAAATGGTTCGGATATACAACTCGTAGTGTCCGATACAGGTAATGTCTCATCTGATATTTTTTCAACCAAAGTTGGAGCAACTGATAAGATATTTCGTATGATTTTTAAAACTGAAAATCTAAACAAAATTATGGAAGGTACTTATGATGTAAAATTGTCTTCTAAACGAATCTCTCATTTCAAGAGAACAACGGATTCGTTACAGTACTGGATTGCACTCGAGCAGAACTCTACCTTTGAAGGGTAAACAATATTATAGTATGAAAGGTTTTTTGATATGGATAAATTTTTGTGGGTGGAAAAGCACAGACCAAAAACTATTGAACAATGTATCTTATCTGATACAATCAAGGGAACTCTTGAAGATCTAGTTAGAGATAATAAAGTTCCAAATCTAATGTTCACGGGGCCTGCTGGAGTTGGTAAAACAACTGTGGCCAGGGCAATCTGTGACATAACAAATACTGATTACATTATCATCAATGGTTCTGATGAGGGTAGAATGATAGATACTCTCAGAACTAAAATGACACAATTTTGTTCCACTATATCTTTATCTGGTGGTGGTCGTAAAGTTGTAATCATTGATGAAGCAGACTACATGAATCCAGATTCAGTGCAACCAGCAATGAGAGGTTTCATTGAAAAGTTTGCAGAGAATTGTTCTTTCATCTTTACTTGTAATTTCAAAAATCGAATCATCGAGCCAATTCATTCTCGTTGTGCAGTAATAGATTTTGCATTGAAAAAGGATGAAAAACCAGATATTGCATCACAATTTATGATACGTTGTGGTGACATTCTTACAGAAGAAGGTGTGGAATATGATAAAAGAGTTGTTGCTGAACTCATCAACAAGCACTTTCCAGATTTTCGTAGAGTTATTAATGAACTCCAAAGGTATTCGACTTCTAGTGAAATCAATTCTGGTGTTCTTGCCATTATTGGAGAACTAAATTTAAATCAATTGATTTCTGCATTACGTAATAAGAATTTCCATGATATGCGCCAATGGGTTTCATCAAATGTAGACAATGATCCTACAACGATTTATCGTAAAATATATGATAAACTATATGAGGTATTGGAAAAATCTTCTATTCCTCAAGCAGTTCTTATTATCGCAGACTATCAATATAAATCCGCTTTTGTTGCAGACCAAGAAATAAATCTTGTTGCATGTTTGATCGAACTGATGGCGGAATGCGAGTTCGTATGAGCCCATTTGACTTTGTGAATCAGATTAATCATGGCAAGAAGAATCTGATGGATGCAACTCCAGAACTTGAAAGGGAGTATAAACAATTTATTATAAATCGTGCATTGAGTTTTAATCATGATACGGCTCTGTATGCGAATGAAATGAACCTTCAAAACCACCTAGATTCAAAACTTCAATTCGACTTTTTTCTAAATATAATCAGACCGAAGAAACGGTATGGTAAATGGTTGAAACGTGAAAATAACGAAGTTCTTGAATTGATTAAGAATTATTGTAAGTGCAGTTATGCGAAAGCCAGAGAATATGCAACCATAGTCAATGATTCGCAACTGAACATTATTAAACAAAAAGTTGATACAGGTGGTTTGAAAGGACAAAATGAGCGAAGCTATCATTCAAGCGATGATTGAAGTAACATTAAAAGAACCCGATGATTTTCTCAAAGTTAGAGAAACTCTTACACGAATCGGGATTGCATCTAGAAAAGAAAAAACTTTATTTCAATCTTGTCATATCCTGCACAAGCAGGGCAAATATTATATTGTACATTTTAAAGAGTTGTTTGCATTAGATGGAAAAACAACTAATTTTTCTGAAAATGATGAAGCACGAAGGAATACTATTGCAAATCTTCTTGCTGAATGGGAGTTGATTTCTCTTGTCGAATCAGATAAATCAGCAGAATTGACTGTGCCGTTGAGCCAGTTAAAAATCTTGTCATTTAAAGAAAAGGATGAATGGGAGCTTACTCCCAAATATAATATTGGAAATAAAAGAGATTCTGATGAGAATGACGAATGATTTACAATTTTATAAATTATTTTCAGGTGTAAAAGACCCCAAACGAGCTACAGAAGGCTCCGCATGTTTTGACTTGTACTCTTTTTTACCAGACAACTCAGTAGTTTCAGTATATGTAAATCAATTTGATGAGTTTGAAATAAAAAATAGATTGGTACAAAATGAAAGGGTACAAGTCAATCCTAGCGAAAGAGTTCTGATACCTACTGGACTTATTTTTGATATTCCAAACGGATACTCAGTAAGACTATATCCAAGATCGGGCCTGGCATTGAAACAAGGATTGACCCTTGCAAACAACGTGGGCATAATTGATTCCGATTATGTCGAACCTGTTTTTGCGATGATATCTAATATAAGTGGATTTACTAATTATGTAAAGCACAATGAACGTATTTGTCAAGGAGAACTTGTTAAAGATGAAACATGTATTTTAGAAGAAATAAGCGAACAACCAGAAAGAAAAACTAACCGAGATGGGGGATTTGGTTCAACCGGAAAGGAATAATTTTGGCTTATATCTTACACAAATGGACGATTGCTACCGTTCAAGTAGTATATTACATACCAGATTATTTGCACATAGTGAACGAATTCGTGTGGCAGACCGAAGACCAAATACCGGAATTTCCACGCATAACTAAATTTTTAAATTATTGGGACAAGAACATTGACGGCCCAATAAAAGAAGTGTTTATCTACGATCAAGGCCAAAGCGAGGTCAGGGTGGTAGATAGAAAATTTAAACTTAATTAATATGATAAATAACTATGAAAACAAAATATACACTATTAGTGGATAATGCCGGAAGTTATGCAGAGAATTCACTAATAAAATTGATTTGGATAGTTTTAAGACATCGCCTCCTTCATCTATGTAAAGGTGAAGGATGGCGTGATTGAGGTGCATCATCGTGGTGGCCTCGTATTACCTCTCCTAGTCCTGTGCTAAGGATGGGAGAATTTTAATAACCTCGCTTTTATAAGGAGGCATTATGGTTACATTAGCACATCACACTAATTTCACAGCAGGCGATCTTGAACGTTTTATGGGTCTTTCCATTGGATTTGACTCCATGTTCAATCGCATGTTGAACTTCCCCTCAACTCAACAAGAAAGTGGATATCCACCTTACAATATTCGTAAGGTAGATGACTACAATTACGTTATTGAGATTGCTCTTGCAGGATTCTCTGAACGTGACATTGAAGTTGAAGTAGCGGATGGAGTCATTTCTGTTCGTTCAAAAGAAGATAAGGACACGGCTGAAGCCGAATACGTTCATAGGGGGATTGCCAGAAGGTCATTCTCTAAATCTTGGACTCTTTCTGATGACATGATTGTCAACGGAGCCGAGTTCCAGAACGGTCTTCTGAACATCAATCTGGAGAAAGTGGTTCCAGATGAAAAGAAACCACGTATCGTTCCAATCACTATACCAAATGTGATTGAACACAAAAAGAAGTAAATCACTTTTTCCCCCTACTAATATATACTTTAGTGGGGGGTTTTTATTTTTAATTATTCGTAGGAGAAAAATTATGTTACCATTAGCAGGATTATTATTTAATGTTATTTCTAGCCTTGTCGTAGACAAAGCAACAGATTTAGCAATTGAACATGTGGAAAATATGATAGATGATATACTTCCAGTTAGTGCAAAAAAAGAATTAGATAAAATCATAAAAGAAGATTCAAATCATATTTTCACAAGTGCTAAAGATGCATTGACGGGCGCTGTTGAAGGCAAACTACCTATTTTTAAAGCAGATGGAACGCTTAAACCAATAGAAATATCATTTAAAGTTACGTATGATCCTACAACCGGATCAGTTGACATAAAAAAAGAATAAGGAGATTATGGCTGATATAGTAAGAATATCAAAAAACTTTGCTCTATCAGAAATGATAAAGAGTGCTACAGCAGAAAGATTGGGAGTAGATAATACGCCTAATTTATATCATCTTGTAAATTTAACACATCTTGCAATACACATTTTACAACCAGTTAGAGATCGATTTGGTGTTATTACAATTAATTCTGGTTATAGAAGTCCTGCACTTAATGCAAAAGTGGGCGGGTCTAAGTCAAGTCAGCATTGTAATGGACAAGCCGCAGATTTTGAATCTTTTTCTACACCAAATCCTGACCTTGCAAAGTGGATTGCTAAGAACTTAGATTTTGACCAAATCATCTTAGAGTTCTACGATGGAGTTGACCCGAATAGTGGGTGGGTACATTGTAGTTACAATTTGATGGGCAATCGTAAGAAAATACTTACTGCACTTAAAACAAAAAGTGGGGTAGTATATAGAAATGGTTTTGTGAGTAAATGAAAAATTAAGGAAATCATGAAATACATATGGTTAATATATTTACAATTTCTATTTGTTGCTGGGCAATTCAATGCAAAAAAGAATTGGATTGACAAACACATTTTAATATGTTATAATAAGTTAGATGAATTAAACGTTGATTATGTTAAGCATCTTGGTTTTGATAAAAAGAATAAATGAGTTTTTATACAAATGTACACCGCCTGGGAAATTATATTTTATTTCGTGGCATCTCTAATGATGGCCAACGATTCAAAGATCGTGTAGAGTATCACCCTACACTCTATATTCCTACCAAAGAAAAAACTAAATTTCGGACTCTTGAAGGAAAACCAGTTGGAGAAATTCAACCTGGCAACATGAAAGAATGTAGGGAATTTATTCATAAGTACAAAGAAATTGATAATTTCAATATTTATGGCAATGATAAGTATGAGTTTTCCTTTATTGCAGAATACTTTCCAGAAGAACATATTAATTATGATGTTTCTCAAATCAAAATTGCATATCTTGATATAGAGACTGGCTCGGAGAATGGATTTCCTAATATCGAAACTGCAAACGAAGAAGTAACTGCCATCACAATTAAGATAGATGGTAAGTGTTTTGTTTTCGGTAGGGGCGAATTCGTTCATGATAGAGAAAATGTTTTCTATTTTCGTTTCGATACTGAGGAAGCACTTCTACAGAAGTTCTTTGAAATGTGGGACAAAGAATCTCCCGATATCATAACAGGATGGAATATTGATACATTTGATATACCATATCTTGTTAATCGTGCAAAAAGATTGTTTGGTGATAAGAAGAATCCTTATCGTTTACTTTCTCCTTGGAGAAAAGTAAGAGAGTACATGATGTTTGGATTGGGTGGCCGAGAACTTCAAACTTATGAAATTTATGGTGTAGAAACTCTTGACTATTTGGCACTTTACAAGAAGTTTGCTTTTGTCAATCAAGAATCTTATCGACTCGATCATATTGCATTTGTAGAATTAGGAGAGCGGAAACTTGATTATTCTGAACAAGGTTCTCTTCATCTTCTTTACAAAAATGATTATCAGAAGTTTATAGAATATAATATTAAAGATGTAGAATTAGTAGAACAATTAGAAGAAAAAATGAAATTGCTTGATATGGTGATTTCATTAGCATATCTTTGTAAAGTCAATTATGGAAATACATTTGGTCAAGTTCGGATGTGGGACACGTTAATTTACAATCATTTGTTAAGGAAAAATATTGTTATTCCACCTAAAAAAAGTTCACATAAAACATCTGAATTTGAAGGTGCATATGTAAAAGAACCAATTCTTGGGGCACATGATTGGGTTGTAAATTTTGATTTGAATTCTCTATATCCTCATTTGATCATGCAATATAATGTAAGTCCAGAAACATTGATCACCGATGAACTTCCACCAGAATTACAAGAAATTAAAGATGTAAAGCCAGGAGTGGAGGGGTTATTAAATCAAACTCTGTCTTTAGATTTGAAAAAGTATAAGGTTACTTACACTCCAAATAATGAATTTTATCGTACAGATAAACAAGGATTTCTGCCAGAGATGATGCAACAAATATATGATAATCGTGTGAAGTTCAAGGGCATGATGATTGAGACAAAGAAAAAGTTGCAGAAAGAAAAGGACACACAAAAAAGATTCCAGTTGAGTAATTTGGTTTCCAAGTACAACAATATGCAACACAATCTAAAGATAACATTGAATTCTGCATTTGGTGCAATGGGCAATGAACATTTTAGATTTTTTGATCAAAGAATTGCTGAAGCAATTACAACATCGGGCCAATTATCAATCAAATGGATTGAGAAGGAAATTAATCGATATCTTAACTCCCTTCTCAAGACAGAAGAAGACAAGGACTTTGTTGTAGCAGTTGATACAGATTCGGTTTATATTTGTATGGATGATCTGGTAAAAAAAGTATTTGAAGGAAAAGAAGATGATAAAAATAAGGTGATTGATTTTTTGGACAAAGTTTGTTCTGAACAAATGGAAAAAATCATAGATAAATCCTATCAAAAACTTGCAAAGTACATGAATGCATTTGATCAGAAGATGGTCATGAAACGTGAAAATCTTGCAGATCGTGCTCTTTGGACTGCAAAGAAACGTTACATTATGAATGTGTATGATTCAGAAGGTGTTCGTTACGAAGAGCCACAACTCAAGATTATGGGAATTGAAGCAATTCGATCATCGACTCCTGCTGCATGTAAAGATAAGATGAAACATATTTTTAAGATTATTATGAGTGGTACAGAAGATGATGCAATAAATTATATTGATGAGTTTAGAAAAGAGTTTCAGACATTAGATGCAGAGGATATTTTCTTTCCACGTTCAGTTCGGGGAATAACCAAATATCATGATGCGGCCCAACTTTACAAGAAAGGTACACCTATCCATGTGAAAGGTGCATTGTTGTATAACAAACTTTTGAAAGACCATAAACTGACAAACAATTATCCATTGATACAAGATGGAGAAAAGATTAAGTTTGCATATCTAAAAAAACAGAATACAACTGGTGGAGAAGTGATTGCAATAATGAACCAGTTACCGAAAGAACTTGAATTACAACAATATATTGATTATGATAAACAATTTCAAAAATCTTTTATCGAACCTATGGCATCTGTAATGAATTCCATCGGATGGAATACAGAGCATATATCAACTCTTGACGAATTTTTTGGATGAGAACTAATGTTTTTTGGTCTTTTAACACTATTGGTTGCACTTGCCATATCTACAGTTGCAGCTTATTATTCTATCGTTGGTTTAATGGCAATCTTTGCAGGGGCCAAACTTGCAATTGCTATTATGGGGGTAGTCCTTGAAATAGGAAAATTGGTTGTTGCATCGTGGACATTCCAAAACTGGAAAACGAGTCCTGTAACAATTCGTTCCTATTTTATAGTATCAGTAGTTGTGTTGATGTTCATTACATCATTGGGTATATTTGGATTTTTGGCACGAGCACATATTGAACAATCAAGTCCTACAATTTTATTGGAAGAACGAATAGAAAGAGTTGATCTCAAGATTGTTCAGAAGAACACACAAATAAAACGATACCAAACACGACTTGATATTCTGGATAAGGCACTTCTACGGTATATTGAACTTGGTGCAATCACCAAAGGTTTGACAAAAATAGGAGAAAAGGATGTTGAGACTGAAATTTTAAAGACGAAAATTTCGACCTTAGAATCAGAAATAGAT